CACTATGCTGGCGATCAGCCTCGGCGTCCTGCTGCTTGAACTGCAGCTCGGCGGCGTGCTTCTGCTGGTCGATCTGCGCTTTGACGATGTGCGGATCGGGTGGCGGTGGCGCTGGTGGCGGGTCGTTCGGGTCAGGCGGTGCGGATGGATCGTGGAAGAACTGGTCGCCCGACTTGAAGCCAAGCGCTTCGGCCAGCTTGATATCGGCTGCGTAAATGTGCTTCGGCTTGCAGATGCCGACTTGCAGTCCCTCAGCCTGCGCCTGCTTGAGCGCCATCAGATGCTGAACCTGCTGATCCTTGTTGCCGGTGCCGAGGCCGACATTGATCGTCATGTCAAACTGATTCGTCCACTCGCGCGGGTCGACGTTCTGCCACTTGCCGCCCAGCTTGACCTGCTCGGCCTTGTTCTGGTGCTGGCAAACGAGTTTGAGCATCTTCTTGAACAGATCGGTGTAACCCGTCTCGGCGAACTGGCGTGCGATGATCTCGACGCGGGAGTCGGCGCGGTTCGTAACGATGTTGGCAGCGGTCGCTGTCTGGTCGAGCGGTTGACCGTTGCCGCCTGCGCTCTGACGCCCCCAGCCGGTGGACTCTTCGGCATCCAGTTCGACAGCTTCGAGCAGGCCCATTGCGCCGTTGACGTCGCCCACGCCTTGATCAAGCCGGCCGACAGCGCCGAGCTGCTTGATGCGCACAACGCCACCTGGGCGCGATGACAGCAGGTCGTCCAGATTGACCTGATTCTCAACCGCGAAGTAGCGCCCATTCACTTGCAAATGCACGTTGTCGTGCAGCCCGCGCTTGAGGAACGTTTTCGACTTCTGCGCTTCCATGGCCAGATCAGCAGGGCAGAGGCCAATCATCTGGTGCGGCATCGGCACGGGACACCAGCCGACGAACTCGTGATCGTCCACCTCAACGTTGCGCAGCATGTGCGTGCCGCAGCGGACAACCTGACGCCACGTGTCGATGCCGTTGCCGTCGTAGTCGCACATCACATAGCAGATCGTGATCCACACCGAACGCGAGCCGGGATCGATCTCGTTGCTGTGCTGCGTGATCATGCCGCCGTTGTCGTTCATGTAGCGGCGGGCGGCGGCTTCGTCGTTGTTGTCCTCGCCATCGTCGGCAGCGCTGATCTCATCGACGTTGTCGTATTTGGCAGCCTTGAGCTGATTGATGGTGCGGCGCACACGTTTGCCGACGAAGCGGGTAGTGTTCAGGCTCTTGGCGTCACGACGAACCAGCATCCCCTCGGGCGGCTCGTTCTCGATGCACAGCCGACCGCCGACCTTCTTGCGGCGCACGGTGATATCGAACAGCATCGGCGCAGGCTGGGCCTTGAATGCCTCGTACTGCTGCTTTGCTTGCAGGAACTGCTGACCGGCTTGCTGGCCAGCGTTCGGGTCTTGTTGCATCAGCTGCTGACCCTTCGCAGCCATTTGCTCAAGCTGCTGCTCCATCTGCTTGATCTGCTTGGCTTTCTCTTCCTCGGCTTCCTCATCAGGATACGACTTCTGGTCGATCGGCTCGACCTCGTCGTCATCGAGCAGGATCGCCAGCTGCACATCGGTCTGGCCGCGGTATTCTTCCTTCGTCTCGACCGGCGAATCGTCCCAGGTGACGCTGACGAAGCCGAACTTTTGCAGCAGCGCGTCGCGGATCCACGTCGTGACGATGGAGTAACCGGGGTTCTTCTTGCGCAGCAGGTAGTTCAGGTAATCAGTGACCTGTTTAGCCTTTTCCTCGTCATCCTCGGTCGTCTCGCTGAACTCGACCACGTTCTCGGTGCCGCAAAACGTCTTGATGAGCGGGCCTTCCATGCCGAGGATCGTGTTGCGTACCGTCGTGTCGACCACGGACGAACGACCGTCGACCTCTGGTGGCGCGAGATCGCCCTCGGCCAAGCCCATGAAGTACGCGAGGTTCTTCTTGCGCTTCGCTTCGAGCCGGCCGCCCGTGCCACAGAAACCGGTGGCGTCCTGCATCTCGGCGTCGGTCAGCGCGATCAGGTCATCGTCGGTCATTCTAGGCATTTATGCATTTCCCAATTTTGGATAAACCAATTTCTGGCCCCACTCATCGTTCGAGAGCGAGTCGGCCACCAGCGCCAGATACCTGAAGGCATCGGCACCATGTGAGAATTCGTCATGCAGCGGATGCGCCGCTTCGCCAGTCTTCTGGCTGATGTTCCAGCGGTAGCGCTTCAGGCACTCGATCAACCGTTCAGTGCGCACCTTGTTGAAGTACACACGCGGGAACACTTCCCGAGCACGATCGATGCCGGTATTTACGCCTTCGTTCGGCGTCCTGCCCACCGTCCAGCCCAAGCCTTGCAGGATCGTCGCGTCATCCTTGCCGGTCTGGTGGCGAGTGTGAAAGCCATCGTGCGGCAGGTAGATCGATCCCCAATTCATCGGCTGATCGTCCAACCTGAGACCGCGCAGCTCCGCGCTGTAGTCGGCCAGGATTCGCTGATTGCCCTCGATGTAGTGGATCACCCGAATCTCGGATGCCACTTTCTGCACGAGGATCAGCGTCATGCTGTCGGCCATGCCCAGGTCCATGACCACGTGCGTCTTCAGCGAACTGTCGTGCGGCACCTCGCGGATGCGGCCGGCAGTGATACTTGCCGACATCGCTTCGAAGTAGATCGCGCCCTCAACTGCGGGCTTGCACTGGCCCAGCCAAGTGTGCTGATAGTCCTCGGCACGCATGGTCTTCTCGGCGTGCAGGCGTTCTTGCTCCAGCACGTCAGGGAACCATGGGTTGTCCGTGTAATTCATCAGCACCGACACACAGTCAGGCGGCGGATTCGTCACGAAGCGTTCGTGTGTTGCGTCCGACTCCAACTCGGGGTTGTACGTGACCCAAATCTCGCTGCCTTCCTTGCGAATGGTCGGCGTCAGGATCTTCCACGACCGTTCACTGATCGCCTGCGCTTCCTCGCACCAGCAAATGTCCACGCCTTCGAACGATTTCAGCGTCGTCGCCGTCACATCCGACAGGCCGCTGAAATAGAAACAGGAGCCGTGCGGCCCCTTGATTTCGGTCTGCAGTACTTCAAACATGCTCGACAGGCCCAGCGCCTCGATCTGGTCGGACAGCAGCTGGTGAACGGATTGTTGAATCGACTTCTGCACCTCTCGCGTACACAGCACGCGGGTTTGCTGCTGGGCGCATCGCAGGATCAGCGCACGCGCGAAGCTCCACGACTTGCCGCTTCCCCGTCCGCCACGCGCCACCTTGTAGCGAGCGGGCTTGAACAGGAACTGCAGCTTGCGCGGGAAGCGCGCGACGATCTCAGTCGAACTTGACATGCACGCTCAAGCCCACAGGACCACCACCTTCGCCGGTCACCTGCAATGGGAGCAGCTTCGGGTAGATCGACGCCCAAAACGCGCTTTCGTTCTTCGGGTCTTCCTTGGCCCACGCTACCAGGCGGGTAGCACCGCCCAACTGCTCGGCTGCGATGGCAATCGCTTCCTTGGCCGTGCGCGTCGTTTTGCTGAGTGCGCCTTTCGGCTTGCCCGGATTGCCCTTGCCGAATTTGCCCGTATTTTTCGGTGCGGCCATGATTAAGGCTTCTTCCAGCCAAGCATGCAGCTCTTCCGCTTACCAAAGAAATACAGGTAAGCGAAAAACCAATAATTCGACCCTGCAAAGGACACGCGGAAGTTAAGCGGGAACGCGCCCTCGTTGAAGCTGATACTGTTCCAATTGAGGCAATACACCCCGCGCCATCGGCTGGCCCAATCGCCGCCAAAACCAATACCGCGGCGGCGGCTGCAAAAGAATTTCATGCTCTCGCGCGGCTTCTCGCACTCGCCGTGTGACAGTGGCGCCTTTGATCGAATGGTCATATCGTTTCAGGATTCCTTGCGGATTGTCCTGCCAGAAAGAAAAATGCCCGCTCAGGGTTAGCTGGCGGGCGAAATCCAACGCCTTGTGGGCGATGAAGGAGACGGGTTGTTGAGTTTGTAGCACCAACACGACTGACGACTGGCTTGCCAAACCTTGCGGGCCTACTTGGCAGTTCATCCCGCTGCTTCTAGGTACACTACCCTCAGGGGATCAATCCTGAGTATCGCTAACCAATCGTCATGCGTCTTGGCGCTACTCTTGCACCTCCTGCGTCGTCCCACTGTCGGGGATCGAGCGCCACCCGAGCTGCTCGCGGATTTCGTCCGGCGAGGGCGGCGGGTCATC